GTTTGGGCGTAGGTAGGAAGTGTGTGGACAACGCCCTGGCGCGTGTGCGTCGGAAAGCGACCGCGCTTGGGCTACGTGAGCTCGGAGGTGAGTAGCAATGGGCACAGGCAGGCCGACGAAGCGGACCCGCGCGCGCGAGTGAGACCGCAGAGATTCCGCCGATTCGAACTGCCAAGCCATGCGAAGCGCCTCCCGCCCGTTGGGCCACACCCCCCGCCCCCCCCCCGCGCGATTTTTGCCCTTTTGAGCGCTTTGCCGAGCAGCGGCCCACAGGCGGAGCGCAAGGCCGAAGAGGGCAAATCCGGAGGAGACTAGCGAAGCGGCTCCGGAGGATTTGACCGTGCCTTGCGCTATACAAGGGCCGAAGACCCCGCAGATGCGGAGCGCTCTTGGCGACGCATCGAGGAGGCTGAGGCCCCCGCGGAGGACCCCGCAGGGCGCGAAGTGTGCGCCCGAGGAGGCCGGAGCGGTATATCTGGGTATGCAACTGCGAGGTGAGGAGTATGTGTGTCGACGGTGGAGATGACCGAGAGAAAGCCATGTGCGAGGCGGCAGGGCCGAAAAGCCATGTGGCGGAGCCGGTCAAGGAACTGAAGCCCTGGATGTGTGGCGCGAAAACCCGGAGCGGCGCCCCCTGCCGTGCGCCCAAGATCAAGGGTCGACCACGGTGCCGGAAGCACGGCGGAGTACACAACATCGGCCGCCCGCCGACCCACGGCCTCAGCTCGAAACGGCTTCATCTCCGCCCGTCGTTCCAGAAGGCCCTGCGCGCGGTGCAGGAGGTACGAGAGACCGATGGCCTCAGCATGGTCGAGGACATCGACCGGCTCCGGGCCCGGCTCCTGGAGATCCAGGTCGAGGAAGACAAAGAGAAGCGCAGTGCGTACCACGAGGCCGTGCTCGCCCAAGCGATCGATCGGCTTCGGCGGACCGAGATGACGCTCGATGGGATGGTGGAACGCGAAGCGGCGGCGGACGTGCTCAGGATGATGCTCACGGTCGTGTACCGGAGCCTGATTGTGGAGGTGGGCGTTGAAGAAGCAGACAGGATATGGACGACGGTTCGAAAGGGACTGGGTCGCGCTGGGTTGGGAGCAGTTCGAAACGTGGCGGACGAAGCAGCGGAACTCGCCGGCGCCCCTTGATGCGGATCCCCCGCGCGCGCTCACGCCGGCCCAGGAGCGGGATGCCCGGATCATCTTCGAGTCGGTCGAGGTGCCGGATGAGGTGCGAGTGCGGATGCCCGACGATCCCGTGACCTTCGCCAAGGACGTTCTCGGTCTCAGCCTCGGCGCGAAGCAGCGCGAGGTGCTCGCTGCGGTGCGCGATCACCCGAAGGTCGTGGTGCCAAGCTGCCACGCGGCCGGAAAGACGTTCCTCGCGGCGATCATCGTTCTGTGGTGGCTGTTCACCCGCCGACCCGCGTACGTGATCACGACCGCGCCCACTTGGCGCCAAGTGAAGAGGCTGCTCTGGAAGGAGATCCGGGCCTTGTTCCGCAGGCTGCCGGACGAGGTCCGAGCCCGGGCTCAATGCGACATGACCCAGCTCAAGGTTCTCGGCGACGACGGCGAACCCGACCCCTACCACTACGCGTACGGCTTCGCAACGGAGCACGCCGATGACATGCCCGGCGAACATGCGGAGAACATGCTCGTCATCTACGACGAAGCACCCGGCATCAGCGACGACCAGTTCGGCGTGATGGACACGTATCAGGCCGATCGCGAGGTCATGATCGGCAATCCGGTGAACCCGGATGGCCGATTCCGCCGCGCCGTCGAGAGACCCGAGCTCGGATGGCACACGGTGAAGATCTCGGCGTACGACACCCCGAACTTCACGGGTGAGGACCTCCCGCCCACGGTGCTGCGCCAGCTACTCCAGCCCAGCCGCGTCGAACAGTGGAAGATCGAGTGGGGTGAGGACTCGGCCTACTACCGCAGCCGCGTCCTCGCGGAGTTCCCGGATGAGTCCGAGGACGCCGTGATCGCCCCGTTGTCATGGGTCCAGGCCGCGCGCGACCGAGAGCCGCTGCAGCTGCCACATGCGACGGCGCAGGTGGGCGTAGACGTGGCGCGCTGGGGCAGTAACCGCACGTCGATCGTGTCGCGTCTCGGAGCGGAGATCGTGGCGATCCGCTCCTACGAGGGCAAGACGTCACTCCAGGACGTGGCAGCGCGCGCAAAAGAGGCCGCGGCAGAGCTATGGCAGCGTGCGCGTGTGCCCGTGACGGTCCTCATCGACGAAACGGGCGTTGGGGCGGGCGTCGTCGACTGGCTGGTGCCGGAAAGCACGGACCGCATCCGGTTCGTGGGTGTGAACTTCGGATCGCGGGCCAGTGAGCCTGATCGGTTCGTCAACTGGCGGGCCGAGGCGTATTGGTGCATCCGCGAGAGTCTGAGGCCACTGAGCAACTGGCCGGAGCTCGCGATCACGGCTACGGGGGCTGAGGTGGAGCGGTTCGCGGCCCAGATCAGCACGATCCGGTATCACTACCGGCAGTTCCGAGTGCAGATCGAGAGCAAAGACGACATGGACAAACGCGGAATGCCGAGCCCGGACGAGGCCGACGCGGTCGCGCTCGCGGTGGGGCCTGTGCCGGTCGCAGAGGGGCCGCAGGAGATCGTGACCGAGGATGATGTCCTGCCGGGCTGGCAGGCTATCCAGGCTGGAGCGGCGAGGCTATGAGGGCTGATCGTGCCGAGGTCCGGTGCCCGAGCTGCGGGCGGATCGTCGCGATGCGCGAGCGAGGCGCGATCGCTGGCGTGTGCGTCACCTGCAGACGGTGTCGGCGCGTGGTTGTGGTGCGTGTGACGCCCACTGGGCAGATCACGGTCGAGACGGAGGCCGCGACTTGATGCGCGCGGAAACGTCGGGTGCTGAGGGGAGGAGGATCTACATGCTGTGCCGTACCTGCGGTTACATGCTCGAGCCACTCGACAAGCTCTGCCCTCGCTGTCACCAGAACCCGATGGACGCGCCGCCTCCGCCGCAACCGGCGCCCACGACACCTGCGCCCGAGCCCAGTGGGCTGCGACGCGCCCTCGATCCCTCGATAGGCGCACGGGAGCGACGGGACCGGATACAGGCGGCAGTGGCCGCAGAGACCGCTGCGGACGATGCTGGCCTGGGCCTCTGCCCGATGTGCGGTAGCCGTAGGCTTGTGGAGGCGTCGATGATCGAGAGCCGGGCGCGTTACCCGCTGTGGGCGATCATCCTCACGTGCGCCCTCGCACTGTTCACGATGGGTCTATCGTTGATCGCCCTGCCGTTCCTGCTGGCCAAAGACCACTTCCCGGTGCATCTGAGATCGTGTCAGGTGTGCGCCCATCGGTGGCGTGCGTAGCAGGTATTCGCTGAATATGCGTGTATAATAGCAATATGAGTGTCCCTCCGTAGTGGGCCATCGTGCCCCGCACAGGGTGCGCCCCATAGGGGCGTGTAGTGGACCAGACCGCGCGAGGTCGTGGCCCTGTGCGTATGCCCTGGAACCGAGCACCGCAGACTGCAGAGCGCGCTGAGCGCGCCTCGGCTGTCGACGTCTCGATCGCTCGCACTGAGGCGCATCTGGCGCGCGTCTCCGAGACCATCGCAGCGGAGATGCAGCGTGAGCTGACCGAGGAGTCTGGATGGCAGCTGCTATCGGACCTCGGTGGCGACTCGTACGACCTGAGCAACGCCGCCCGCGCGGCGATCGCGGCGAAGTGCATTCGGCTGTGGATGGTCGATGGCGCGATCGGGCAGGCGGAATCGCTCCTGGCGAGCGGCACGTTCGGTCAGGGGATCAGCGCACCCAGAGCAGCGGACCCGCGCGTGCAGCGGATTATCGATCGGTTCTGGGACGATGCGGACAACCAGCTCGCGCTGACGTCTATCGACGCCATGATTGGGATCAATCGCGCCCTCATGCTCGAGGGCGAGCGGTTCCTGACTGTCCACACCAGCGCGGCCGACAGTCTCGTGAAGCTCGCGGACATTCCCGCCTCGGAGATCACGGACGTCATCACACATCCGCAGAACCGCCGGAAGGCTTTGGTCTACAAGCGCAGCTGGCGTCCGGCTCGGTATGACTGGGGCCGCGGCACGTGGGTGACGGACACGCAGCCCATGGTGCGGTACTACCGAGACCTGGCGGCGCCGGATCCGCGCGCACCGCGTGACGATGATGACGACGAGGCGCTGGAGCTGCTGGCCTCGGTGCCTGACCTCGATGATGACACGGCTATTCTGCACGTGCGGGTCAACAACATCGGCCTGCGCGGGGTGCCCGAGGTGTATCGGGCGTATGACTGGGCGAGGACGCACGCGGGCACCGTATCCGACATGGCGACGATGACCAAAGCGCTCTCGATGTTCGCGTGGCGCAAGAAGATCCGTACGCGCAGCGAGGCAGCGGTGCGCAGTGGGGCGTCGCAGTTCCAGTCGCCTCCGCCTGGCCCCGGCGCCGTGCATGTGAGCAACGATAACGTCGAGCTCGATCCAGTGAACGTGGGTACTGGGGCGACGAGCAACCAGAGCGCCACGGGCCGCCAGACGTTCCTCGAGGCCATACGACCATTCGGGTTCGGCGAACACTGGTATGGCGACGCGTCGACGGGCAACCTCGCGACTGCGAGCTCGATGGAGCAGCCTGCGGTGTGGCGGATCCTCGCCAGGCAGACCCTGTTCGAGCGCGCGCTCCGGACTGTCATCGACTACGCCATCGAGCGGGCCATCGAGATGCAGGACTATCTGCCGATCCCGCGGTCGGTGCGGCGGTACTACGACCTAGACTTCCCGCCTCCGCAGCCGCGCACCGGGGAGACGGTGTCCATCATGCTGCCCGCTCTCGCAAACGCCGCGAGCACTGGGCTGATAGACAAGCGCGAGGCGAGCTACCAGGCATATGTGCTGCTGGGCTCAGACGACATCGACGAGATCATGGAGCGGCAGTATCCGCCGCAGGAGCAGTTGGAGGGCGAGCATCAGGAGGCACCCGAGCCGGAGGCGCCAGAGGAGCTGGCTACGGAGGCGGAGAGGCCGGACGATCCCGCGCGAGATCGGCTAGCTGGCTCGTTCGCGGCACGGTTTCAGACTGAGATCATCTCGCCCTGGCGCGAGTCTGTGCGTCGGTGGCTGAGGTCTGTCGAGTCCGTGCCGGGCCCTGCGGCCCTGCGCCGCGCGTTGGTTGCGAACGCGATGCCGGATCGCAAGCGGATCGAGACACTGCTTGTGGAGCTTGGCATCGAGGCTGGGAACCATGCGGGGCAGCAGACTGTGGACAGGATCCGGGAGCAGCTCCTGGCAGCGGCTGGGGTACGCGAGGCGGAGGGCGACGATGATGACGCGGCCGCGGCCGAGAAGCGGGCTGCCAGCCCGCGCCCAGCGCGCCGTCTGAGGGCCTACACGCCTCCAGAGACGCTGGCCGAGCAACTGCAGCGTGGCGAGGGCTGGGGCGCACCGTCGGGCGAGTTCGTGTTCAACCTACGGAACCAGACAGTTCTGAGCACGATCGCAGGCCGTGGTCAGAAGATCGCCGGCGAGATCGCCGGGACCATGCTCGATGACATGCACACGGTGCTGACTAACGAGGGTTACCGACAGGGGCTCTCTGGGGTGGGCGTGGCAGAGCAGCTCGACAGCATCTTCCCCGAGACATACGCGGCGCGGGCTATCACCATCGCCCGCACCGAGATCACGGCGATCATGGGCGAGGTGGCGCTCCAGGCGCTCTCACGCAACGGTATCGACCGCCACCAGTGGCTTGCGATGATGCGCGACACGAGGCACTCGCACGCGGCCCTGAACGGGAAGATCGTGCGGGTCGGCGAGGACTTCAAGCCAGGCCTCAACAGGCCAGGCGACGACCGGGCAGGCGCATCGGAGGTCGTGAACTGCGAGTGCGACATCCTGCCTGTGCTGGATGAGGAGACGGCCCTCCGCGAGGTGCCGTGGCTCGGTGAGTAGTGGGAGGTGACGTGATGGGTGGACAGGCGCCGAGGGCGCTCGATGGTCGGGTCAACGAGGTGTTCCCCGCGTGCGTCCTCGATGCCCCTGCTGGGCTGGCAGATGGGGACTATCGGGTGCTCATCATCGGGCACGGCCCGACCAACGACGGGCGGCGCTACTACAGCCGCCAGGTGCTCGAGCGCGCCGTCAGCGACAGGGTGTTCGACGACAGCAAGATGTACTGGAACCACTCCGACCCACTGAACGACGGGCGGCGCGGCCATCGGGACGTGCGGGACTACTGCGCGACGATCCGGCCCGGAACAGCGTGCGTGACAGATCGAGGACTGGAGGCGGTGTGTCATGCACACTCGCCGGATCTCCGGGCGATGCTCGCGGATCCCGTAGCGCGGGAGCAGATCGGGATCTCGCACGACTCATTCATCCGATACAGGATGAGGCAGATCGATGGTCGCGAGATGCAGGCTGTCGAGACCATCACGAAGTGCAACAGCGTGGACTGGGTGCCTGCTGGGAACGCCCGCGGGCGTGTAGTCGAGTCGGATCAGGAGGATCTAGATATGGATGCGGATGCTGTTCGGGTGCTGGTACGAGAGGCGCTCGACGAGGCGTTGCCTGGTGTGGTCGGAGATGCCGTGGCACGAGCTGCGGACGAGCGCATCGCGGCGGCGATACCTGGTTTCGTCGAGCGGGTACGTGAGGTCCTGACTGCCCCGCAGGCTGAGGAGCCTGTGGCGGTTGACGGGATCGAGGAGCTGCGGACGCAGAACGTTGCCCTGCAGCGCAAGGTCGAGGCGCTTGAGACCGCAGGCCGGGTCGCCGAGTGCGAGCGCGAGGTGGAGCGGATCGTCGAGGCCGCTGAGGGTGTCACTGCCGCCGGGCGGGCGCGTGTTGTGCGCCAGTTCGCGGGCCAGGTCATCCCGCAGGCCGACATCGAGACGCGTGTCGCGGAGGCTCTGGACGAGGAGCGCGCGTACGAGCAGGAGATCCTGCGCGAGCGCGGGGTGCGGACCAGGGTATCCGGTGCTGGGGCTGGCGAGGGCGCCAAGCGCGCGCGCGAGTCGTATGAGGAGAGCCTGGAGGCGTTCTGGCACTCGCAGGGCTTCTCCGCTGAGGAAATCCAGCGCATGAAGGAGGTCAACTAGACATGGCTATCGTGCGCATCGCGAATGACGACGTCACGTTCGGCTACTCCCACTCGCCCAGCGTGATCATGCTCACGGGCGCTGGCCTATCGGCGGTGACGTCGGGGGACGTGATCCGGGGCGACGATGTCGCCTTCGGGACCGACCTGGCCGGCGTGGCGCTCGCGGACTACCGGGACTCGGTGACGCCGGTCCCCGTGCTCATCGACGGGGTTGTGAAGCTCGCCGTGACGGCGAAGTCGGGCGCGGGCGTCAACGGCGCGGTGCATGTGGGCGACTACGTGTACGTGAACTCGGGGGATAGCCGGGTGGACCTTGGGCCTGGGACCCTCGCCCTCGGCCGGGCGCTGGAGCCGATTACCTCGGGCGAGGAAGCGACGATCAACGTTCAGGTGCGGCCGCATCTGACGACCGAGGTCGGGAGCGACACGACCTACATGACCCTGGCGATCCCGGTGGCGGACCTCTCGGCCATCACCGCCGACACGGTCTACGTGATGAACGGCTGGACGCCTGGGTTCGCGGGCTCGGTCCTGAGCCTCGCGTTCGTGACTGGCACCACCCCGGCGAGCACGGCTGACAAGGACATCGACCTGTCGATCCTGATCGGGGCGACGCCGACGACCGGCGGCGTGCTGACGCTGCTCACCGCGGACATCAACGCCATCGGCAAGGTGAAGGCGGCCAGCGCGATCACGGCGGCCAACACGTTCGCCGCTGACGACACGCTGAGCATCAAGTGCAGCGAGTGCACGGCGGCGTTCGTGGAGGGCAACGGCACGCTGCTGCTGACGCTCGCGTGCGAGCATGACCACACCTAGAACGTGAGGAGGATCTGACATGGCTAATGCCATTGATATGGGGCGCGGCGGTCTCCAGCTAGCGCCCGAGGTGCATGACAGCGCCGATGATCGCATCGTGTCGCTGCGGCGCGTCGTCGAGGCGGCCAAGAGCGGGCGCGCTCGCGAGGCGTTCGGTCCGGACGACTGGACGCACATGGCCGACACGATCGACCGCTCGATGCGGGCGTCGTACCTCCAGACGAGTTTCCCACTGTCCTACCAGACCCTGGGGTATCGGGACGACTCGCGGTCGTTCGAGGCTGGCTCTAGCTACGACGTGTTCGGCGTGCAGCTCGCTCCTGAGGTGGCGCTGGGCGCCGACTACCCCGCGAACGCTGCGCACGATCGTAGGTTCACCAAGACGCTCAAGAAGTACGGCTGGACCTGGCGGCTCCCGTGGGAGAGCTGGGCCCGCGACACCGCCGACCTGGGGCTGCTCACGGCCTGGCCCAAGAGCTGGGGTCTCTCGGCGCGGTACACCATGGAGTTCCTGTTCACGTCGGCGTACGCGGCTAACGCCACGTACTTCACGGCGGGCAACGGGAACTACGTGGAGGGCGCTGGCACAGCGCTCAGCGAGACGTCGCTCAAGACCGGGCTCGCGACCATCACCGCTGGCATGACCGGTCCCGCGGGGGACGTTGTGCCGTACTACGG